CAGGCTACTGCCGATGCCCTTACTGCTCAAGGATACGGCGCTTACATAGAGGCTATCTAATGAATTTACACCAAAGACAAACACACCCTGAATATGTTGAGGATTGTTTTGGTTGCAAGATTGGCACACTTGAAATGGGTGTTGGCGATGCAAACTCAAAAGTCGTAATGTCTAACAGCAAGTGGGATGCGGAACTAAAGGCATACAGAAATGCTCGTGCTCAAGGCATCCAGCCATCAGGAACAAGCATGGCAAAGGTACAAGAAGCAGTAAGAATTTCCGACAAGGTTGGTAAAGCCTTTGACGGTAACACGGGAACATTCGTTTAGGAGGAGCCATGGCAGCAAAAAAGAAACCAGCACGGGTCACTAGAACCAAACTGACCATTGAAGGTGGGGAGTATTCAGCCCTTGAAACTTATGCTATTGCCCTAAACGAATATTACAAAGCATTAAAAAAAGCAGGCTTTCCTGAGAGTGTGTGTCTAACACTAATCATGGATAAAGATTCATACCCAGATTGGATACTTCCTAAGCCAATCAACCCAGACCATGTACCACTGTTCGACCCCTACGAAGATGAAGATGAGGACTAATTATGTGCATTAAATGTGGATGCTACGGCTCAGTAAACCCCTACGGCGTAGGTGGGCGTGCGGTTAACGCTGCTCCAACAGAGGCAAACATTGCCCAATACAACAACATAAAGATTGTTCGTGTTGGTGAAGAAGGACCAGTGGCAGAAAAGGAAGATGATAATGAAGAAAAGTACTCCTAAGAAAAACAAAGTTGCCAAGGTAATGGGTGAATTTAAACGCGGAACTCTTAACGCAGGCAAAGACCCAAAGGGTCCAAAGAAAGCACCAGTAGTTAAGAACCGCAAGCAGGCAATTGCTATCGCATTGTCTCAGGCTGGTAAGGCTAAGAAGCGTGCCAAATAAAAAAGATTCTCGGTTGGCACGAGCGGGAGTGTCAGGCTTTAACAAGCCTAAGCGCACTCCATCTCACCCAACTAAGTCACATGTTGTGGTTGCCAAAGAAGGTAGCCAAGTTAAGACCATTCGATTTGGTCAGCAAGGGGTAACTGGCGATAGAAAGCCATCAGCCCGTCAAGCATCATTCAAAGCACGTCACGCAAAGAACATTGCCAAAGGCAAGATGAGCGCGGCGTTCTGGGCAGACAAGGTGAAGTGGTGAAGAAGAAAGCATTTTGGGATAAGCCAAACCCTAAGAAGAAGTCAACTCCATTGACATCGGCACAAAAGGCTAAGGCTAAGGCTTCTGCAAAGAAGGCTGGCAGACCATATCCAAATCTTGTGGATAACGCAGCAGCGCGGAGAAAGGCAAAGTAATGGCAACAGGCAGAGCAGGAAGTTCATTAGCAGACGAACTCAATCGTCTTGCAAACGGTGGAACCTACCCAGTAATGACAGCATATAAAGTCGAACAAGGCGCTGCTAATGCATGGGCTGGCACATCTGGCTTAGGTCTTATTGCTGCTCTCAATTACAAAGCAAGTTCAACTCGTCAACCTAATAACTACAAAGACTATAACGCCATTTGTAATGAGTTAGCAGGAACCACTGGATTATCAGGAGTCGTAGCCCTAAGGAGCATTGACCTATGAGTTCAACGTTTAATGACCTAGCAGACCGCGTTGAAGCGGTACTGCATGGCTACACAGAAAACACTGAGCCAAGCACTTGGCTTACTACCAGTGCCACCACTACAACAACAACCCTGACTGTTTATGATGCCTCAGGTATTGGTCGTGGTTATGTACAGATTGACGATGAAATTGTATTCGTTAACAACACAGACAATGTGGCTAACACATTAACCCTTGCCCCGTGGGGTCGTGGACAACGTGGCACTACCGCTGCAACCCATGCTCAAAACGCAAAGTTAACAGCCTCTCCATTGTTCCCACGCAATGAAATTAAGAAGGCTATCAATAACACTATTGATGCAATGTACCCAATGGTATTTGCTACAGGTAGTACAGATTTTACATTCATCGCAGCACGCACTACATATCAGTTGCCTAGTGATTTCCAAAATGCGCTTAGCGTTACCTACTCAACTGTTGGTCCAACTAAAGAGTGGATGCCAGTTCGTGCGTATAACTTAGACCGCTCAGCAGATACAGATGCTTTCTCATCTGCTCGCAGCATTAGCATCTACGCAGGCATTGTGCCTGGGCAGACAGTGCATGTGTTCTATTCAAAGCGCCCAACTCTTATGACCAGTGGTACAGATGTCTACGAGACAACCACTGGCATGCCTTCATATTCAGAAGATGTAGTCATTTACGGCGCAGCCTTCCGAATGATTTCTTTCTTGGACCCTTCACGCCTTGGTCCTCAGTCAGCATCTGCCGACATTCTCGATGGTGTGCGACCAACAGGTTCTGGACAGAACGCTTCCAGATTCTTATTTAATATTTACCAACAGCGTTTAAACGAAGTTGCGGATAACCAACGCCGTCAACATCCAATCCGTTCCCACTACCAGAGATAGGTTAAAAAATGGCAGCAGGCGACCCAGGCTCCCCAGCACGGTACTACTCCTCAACCGCAATCGAAACAGCGCTATCTGGCGCTATCGGAGCACAGTCATCAGGACAGGCTAACACCTCGTTTATCGTTGGCTCTGTCAGCGGTTTCCCGACTTCATTTCCATACACTCTTATCGTAGACCCTGACACATCTAAGGAAGAAGTACTAACAGTCTTTGCTGGCTCAGGTACAACTCTTAGCGTGTACCGTGGTGCCGATGGCACACAGGGTGTAGCCCACTCAGCAGGTGCGGTAGTTCGCCACGGTGTATCAGGTCGTGACTTCCGTGAAGCAGAAACACATATTGCTGCTCGCGGTTATGACATTGACCAAACAATTCTTGACCTTGCTAACCAAACACATGTACATGGAATTGTCACTGGTGAAGGCGTTGTTGTTGGTACTCTTAAGACACAAACACTTACACAAAAGACTCTTACTACGCCTACGATTAACGGCGCTACAATCACAGGAACAGTTACTGCATCTGCTGCTACTTTTGTAAGTCCAACTATTTCAGGTTCACCTGTTATTACTGGCTTGTCTAGCGCAGGCATGGTTGACTCATCTGCTGCACCTAAAATTTATGTAGATAGTATTCTTGGCTCGGCTACCTCTGCCGCAATTAGCGCAGCATCTGCTGCTGCCAGCGCAACAGCCGCTGCTACCTCAGCCACAAGTGCTGCTACCAGTGCTACTTCTGCTGCTTCTTCTGCAAGCGCTTCGGCTACTAGCGCATCGGCTGCTGCTACTTCGGCAACTTCCGCTGCAGCCTCTGCTACCTCAGCAACAACAAGCGCTACTAGCGCCGCTGCTTCTGCTACTGCAGCAGCCACCAGCGCAACAAGTGCGGCTGCTTCGGCAACAACTGCTGCTGCTTCTGTAGCAACTATCGCAGGCTATGCAACATCCGCTGCTAATAGCGCAAGTGCTGCGGCAACCTCGGCAACTTCTGCTGCTGCATCAGCCACTGCTGCCGCTACATCAGCAACTAGCGCTGCAGCCAGCGCAACTGCTGCTGCTACTAGCGCAACAAGTGCAGATAGCGCAGCATCTATTGCTATTACTCAAGCATCTAACGCATCTGCCTCTGCGACAGCAGCAACAACATCAGCCACAAGTGCTGCTGCCTCTGCTACCGCAGCAGCAACTTCTGCTACATCAGCAGCAACAAGTGCGACCGCTGCTGCTACAAGTGCTACAAGTGCTGCTGCATCGGCTACTGCCGCTGCTGCTTCTTATGAATCATTTGATGACCGTTACCTTGGACCAAAGGTTACTCCTCCAACTACTGACAATGATGGAAACCCATTAACCGATGGCGTTATTTATTACAACACAACTGACTACAACATGTATGTTTGGAATGGTGGAACTTCTTCTTGGCAAGTATTTACCTCAACAGGTGACATAACTGCAGTTGTCGCTGGCAACGGACTTCAAGGTGGAGGAACAGCAGGAAGTGTAACTGTTGGACTTGATACAAATGCTAAGGGTGATTTAATTGTAGGAACTGGGGCAGATAGTTCGTCTATCCTCACAGCCGCTTCAACTAATGGTTATGTGCTTTCAGTAAACAGTGCAACAACAACTGGTCTAGCGTGGACAGTTCTCCAGGCTGGAAGCCAAGTCAAGATTGACGGCGGCGCAGCAGCAACTTATGACTACATTGACTTTGCTGGTATGGGTACTAGCACAGCAACAACTGGAACAGTTGTAGTTTCACCTATTACCGTAACTGATTCAGATGCTGGTAAACGAATATTTGTTGGAACAGTAACGCCAACTTCACCTACAACTGGCGATGTATGGATTGATGAGTCTGTTGATA